ATTTTCATATTAGGGGGTGAACAGTTTTTACAAAAAAAATGTGTTTTTTCGTTCTAATCTTCTACAGCCTAATAACAATAGGAGTTTAGACAGCACAAATAATAGCACAAAACAGCACAAATAATTTATTTTTGCACTTTAGTATCATATATTAATTTTATTATTACATTTGCAAACAACATAATCGCCATGATAAAAAACATTAGAGAGTATAAATCCCTGCAATTCCTCCTGGCGGTTGTGTTAAGCAGGGACTCTCACCTTTATTTATACTTATGAAAGTAACTTTTTACAAATCAATTAAGGATGTATCACCTTATCAGAATAAGGATGTAGGATTCTACCTAGATAGGATTAAGAATGGCAAGTCTGAGCAGTTATGTAAGGACCTAAGATTCTCTACTGATAAAGAGGAAAGGAAAGCCATTAAGATGCAGCTGCCTGTAGTGACCTTTGGAGGTGATTTCAGTAAGAGAAATAATGCATCTTTAAGAAAGGCATCAGGTTTACTGACTTTAGACTTTGATGATGTGCAGGATCTACCTGCTCTGATTGTAGAACTGAAAGCTCACAAATCTATCTTTGCCTGTTGGACATCACCATCAGGCAATGGAGTGAAAGCTCTAGTAAAAATACCAATAGTACAGGATGACAAAGAATACAAAGAATATTTTAAGCAGATATCTGCAGTATTCAATGGAGTAGATGAATCAGGGAAAGATATTGCTAGAGCTTGCTTTGAATCATATGATCCTGATATCTATGTTAATTTAGATGCTGAGAATTATATCATTGATTATGATGTTATCCCATTTGAGAGCAGTGAGGTTGGTAGTATTACTAACATTAAGATCTTAGATACTGATGAGATAGCTAATAAGCTGATGACTTGGTTTAAAAAGAAGTATAATTCACAAAATAGAAACTCCTCACTTTACAAATTAGCAGCTGCATTCAATGACTTTGGAGTGGATAGAATGACTTGTCAGAATTATCTTATAGGATTTGAGCAGAAAGATTTTGGATCTGTAGAGATACTAGCTCTGATAAATTCTGCCTATAAAAAAACTGCTAACTTTAATACTAAGCAATTTGAAGACAAAGAGAAAAAAGATAAGCTCATTAACTTTGTTTTAAGTGGTAAGTCTGATGCTGTCATCCTAGAAGAGTTTAAAGAGTACAATAAAGAGAATATTGAGTCAGAGATTCAGACTATTAAGGAGGTAATAAAAGTAGATGAGTTTTGGAAATATGATTTTAAAGGTGATGTATTAATTATACCATACAGATTCAAGCTATTTTTAGAGAATCTACAGTACTATAAGTACTATCCTGTAGCTAATACTAAGACCTTTGTATTTATTACTAAGAATGAGAACTTTATTAATCATGTCTCTGAGTTTCAGATAAAGGATAGAGTAATGGAGTACCTGGTGCAATCAAATCGGATACCTGTATTTGATGCTGTAGCTGAGAAGTCTAAACTCTTTACTCCTCAATACCTCAGCATGATAGATACTGCTAATGTAGAGATGGAAAGGGATGGGATAGACTATGGTATGATTTACTATAAGAATGCAGCTGTAAAAGTATTTGCTAAGCACCATGAGATATATGAATACTCAGAGCTAAAAGGTTATGTTTGGAATAATCAGATAATAGATAGAGATTTAATAGATGCTGATCACCATGAGTCAATGTTCAGGAGCTTCATTTGGTTTATCTCAGGGCAGGAGGTAGAGAGATATGATACTATGAAGAGCGTGATAGGCTATATGCTGCACTCTTATAAGACCTCAGCTAATAACAAAGCAATTATTCTAAATGATGAAACTATCTCAGATAATCCTAATGGAGGTAGTGGTAAAGGTATTCTAATTAATGCTATAGGATACATGAAAAAAGTTAGCACTATTGATGGTAAGACCTTTGACTCAAATAAATCATTCCCTTATCAGACTGTCTCTTCTGACTGCCAGGTCCTAGCATTTGATGATGTAAGAAAGAACTTTAACTTTGAGAGCTTATTTAGTATAATCACTGAGGGTCTTACTATTGAATACAAAGGTAGGGATGCAATTAAACTACCTGTAAAAGACTCACCTAAAGTACTTATCTCTACTAACTACACTATCAAAGCAGATGGTGGCTCTTTCAAGCGTAGGATGTTTGAGGTAGAGCTGAGTAGTTATTTTGGTACTCACCATACTCCATTTGATGAGTTTGGCTCTATGCTGTTTGAGGATTGGGATGAGCAGGAATGGGCAAGGTTTGACCATTACATGATTAACTGCTTGAATTATTACCTAAAGAATGGTCTAGTAGAATCTGAGGCTAAGAATCTAGAGCTAAGAAAGTTTATCAATGAGACATCTCAAGACTTTATTGAATGGGTAGATAATAAGAATCTAGCATTTGATCAGAGATTGAATAAGGTATCAATGTTTGAGAACTTTATAGCAGAATACACTGACCAAAAGAAGTACCTGACCAACAGAACATTCAACAAATGGTGTAAGAAGTATGCAGAGTATAATGGTAAAGAGTATGTAGATGGATCTAGCAATGGTGCTAGGTGGTTTGAGATTAAGTCACAAAGAGATCCTGATGTATGGGATACAATAAATTATAATTGATATGAGTGAATTAAAGTATTTATATGCTTGTTTAAAAGATGGTACTGTTGTATCTATATCAGATGCTGATAAGAGTCAAGAGTATTATCTTTTCCCTGGTGAACAAGTAAAACTAATTTTAAGACATGGAGAAGTTTATCAAAAGCATTTTGCTGTAAAGTCTGAAGATTTACTGATAAATGGAAATAGAGTTAGGTTTAATTCAATTAATGAAAGCCCTCAGCATTATAATTTTAAGATGAATATATTAAAAGAGGGATATTTTTATTATAAAGAATATAAACTTTTGATAAAAAATGCTAAAGTAGAGCCTAGAATTTCAAATAGCTTATATAGAGCAGATGTATTTGGAGAGTTATTATGTGGCACTCCTTGTATTATTGAAGTTATAAAAACATGTAAAGTAAGTGAAGAAAAAAAAGAATTTATTAATGAGAATCAAATATTAACTTTTGAAATAATAATAGACAAAGATGGAAATCAAATCATTGAGCAATCTAATTGCTATGGAAACGCAGAACTTGAAAGACTTACAAGTGAAATTGTCAACTATAAAGATGAAATTACCAGGGCTGATTACAAGTTTAGATGGAAAGCTAAAGACTTATACATGGGACATGAAAATGAAATACGGTCCATTGATAATAGAGTTGAAACAGCAATCCGAAATGCAGGAGGAAGCATTGAAAATATACGAAGAAGAGCTGAAGAAGTACGAGAAGAATTGCGAGAAAAATACATTAATAGAAAATCAAAAATATTTCAACAATCAGACGAAAATTTTAAAACCTTTAATTCAGAAGCCTCTAAGATACTATCAGAAATTGAAGAACAAAGAGCATTATTTGCAGAAATTGAATACTATGCAAGAAAAATCAGAGAACTTGAAAGAGAAATTAAGATTAACTCCGAATTGGAAAGTGAGGTACGAAAGATTATTGAGGACTGCCAACCTGAATGGTTTGGATATTTCCCAAAAGGAGTTCCTAAATTAAATCATATTTTTTATTTTATATCATGAACAAAGAAAACAAAGCAATACTCAAAGCATTAGAACTAGCTAGCCTATCAGCTAAATATCCTAACAATGCTTACATTCCTTTATCTAATTGGAAAGATGACTCAGCTAATGCACTGACTCAATGTATCACTGCATTTATAAATTTCTCAGGCTATCAAGCTGAAAGGATTAATACAATGGGTGTATATAGAGAGGGTAAGAAGATACAGGTAGGTGAGAATAGTAGACAGCTGAAAGGCACATGGACTCCTAGCACCTCCACTAAAGGCTCTGCTGATATTTCTGCTACCATTAGAGGTAGATCAGTGAAGATTGAGGTGAAATATGGTAAGGATAAGCAGTCAGAAGTGCAGAAGAGGTATCAGCAAAGCATAGAAGCTGCAGGGGGTACATACTTTATTGCTAGAAATTTTGATGAATTTATGATTTTTTATTGTAATTTCCTTGCAGATATAAAATAATTGATTATCTTTACTGAAATTTAAAACTTTATTATGGAAACAAAAACAAAAGCTGTAGTATCAGCACCTGTACTAACCCTGCACCAAAAGCTCCACAAAGCTAAGCAGTCAATCGGCAAAGTAGCTAAGAATGCTACCAATCCCCACTTTAAAAAGTCATACTCTGACATCAATGCCATTACTGAGGCAGTAGAGCCTATCTTATTAGAGAATGGTCTACTATTATTACAGCCTATTCAAGGCAATTCAGTATGTACTCAGATTATTTGCATAGATTCTAATGCATCAATAGAGTCATGTATGGAACTACCTGCAGGACTTAATCCTCAGCAAGTAGGATCTGCAGTTACTTACTATCGAAGATATACTCTGAGCAGTATCTTATGCCTACAGTCAGTAGATGATGATGCTAACATGGCTAGTGTACCTGTTAAGGCAGCTAAGCCTGGACTATCTAAGGAGAGATTTGAGGAGGCATTAGTATCTATTCAAGATGGTAAGTTTACTATTCCTAAGCTAAGAGAGACCTTTGAGCTTACTGATTTACAACTTAAAGCACTTATGCTACTATGAAATGGCATCCATCATCACTCGGAAAACTAATGATAGAATCTCGGACTAAGTCTGAGGTGCTATCTGAAACTACTAAGACATATATTAGAGCAGTAGCTAAACAAGATTTCTACGGTTACAATGTAGATCTGAATAATAAGTACATTAATAAAGGCAATCTACAGGAGAATGATTCTATAGCTCTATTCAACTCGGTAATGTTTAGCAACTACTCTAAGAACACTGAGAGACTGAATAACGAATGGCTCACAGGAGAGGCTGATATAGTACTAGATGATCAA